GTGATGTGTGCTCTGTGATCTTGACCAGGAAACGCTTGAAAAGGTTTGCCACCCAAAGCATTAATGTGTTCTAAACTTGGGTCCATCGGTGCTGTTGGCGCCGGTGGTGGTAAAACTGCATCCACATCTTTTACACCTATTGCATTATACATGTTTCTATAGATTTGATACATGTTATGTAATTGTGGATTTGATGTTGCAATTTGTAATTGTGTTTGTGCAAGTGTAATTCTTTGCGACATTGAAAAAATATTAGGATCAGCAACTGGTACTACGTCAACTCTGTCATCAAAGTCAGCTTGTTTAATATTTCTTGCACCACCCACAACATCGTATGGATATTCTGGTGGTAAATATTGTGAAACAATTTTACCAAGTAATTTAAATTCTGATTTCATTGCTGCGTAACATCTTTTATGAATTGCAGACATTACACGTGAACCACGTTCTAGTAATGCAACTGTAGTTCCAACAGCCGCTGCTTGATTACCATCGCCCACTTGCATATCAGCAATAGCCGCGAATCTTTGACCAGCTTGTACAACGATACCTAAAAGATTTAATAAAGTCTGTGATGGTTCTTTGTATGGTAAAGGAAAGAAAGCATCTCTTAAACTACCACCTGGTGCATCTACATCTTTAAATTCACCCGGTTGAATAGGTGATGCTTCATCTCTAACTCTTACACCTCTCTGCTTAAATCCTGCTGGAAGATTTGAGAGAGTTCCCGCATCTAATAATTGACGGAGAGCCGCCGTTGCCGTACGACTCAATCCGCCAATCATGTGAATGAGTCCAAAGCCATAAAATCCAAGTCCTGGCAGAAATTTAAAGTGGACGAAATATTGGATCTTATTTTTCTTTAGATCATTGGGCGCATAGTTCCTTCTAATAGAAAGAACTTTTCTATTGCCTTCTTCTACAGTTACTATGTAGGGCAATTTTATTCCAGTTGGCTCACCTTCAGGACCAACTTCTTCAAAACCTTCTAGGTCTAAATTAACATGACATTCTAATATAGTATATACAGGTTCGTTCTTACCTGTTTTTTTTGTACCATCTAACTCACGTTCTTTTTTTGCAAGTTCATTATTTGTATCTGTGCCTGGAGGACCTAACTCTACATCTCTGTAAAATCCTGACACTTGTTGTTTTCTTAATTCATTTTCAGAAATTTTTATTCTATGAATAACTGCCTCCGCATCGTCTAATGAGGTAGCCGTATACGGGACAATTAATTCATCTGCAGGTACAAACTTTGATACTGCTCTGCCCATTGGGACATCGTAGTATACTTTTTTAAAAGTTGATCCTGCTAATGGTAAGTGAAATAACATAGAATCGAATTCCGATTCATACTCTTTCATCTGATCCATAATTAGGTAATTCATAAAATCCTTAACACGATTTGCTTGTTGTTCTGTTCCAGGATTTTTAACACCAATAACCTGTGTTCTTACAGGTCCGTCTGATGGTAGTAATTCTTTGTAAGCTTGTGCTTGAAACTGTGTGACTGCTTCAGCAAGAACTGGGTGAGTTGCACCACTAGCTCCTTGAAACGGCTCTGTTCTGTTTTCGTATTTAAATCCTAAAAGATCTAAACCTGTGATATATGCTTGTTCCCATTCTTTTCTTGAAGTTTTATAATCCATATAATTTTGAGTCATCTCATTACCAATTGGATCTAAAACATCATCTGGTAAAAGTTCTGCTAAATTATCAAAATGTGATTCTGTTCCTGGTACGTTAATTGCACCTGGTTCGTAATCTAAAGTTACGCCACCATCTTCTTCTGGTATTACTTCGATTGGTCCTTTTTCTTCTACTGGTTCCTGAACGGCAACATCTTGTATTTCTTCCTCTGAAGGAATCTCAAGTTTGTTTCTAGTGTTCGGGAGTCCTTTGTCTATTTCTGCCATATATTACTCCTAGTAGTTTCTAACACGGTTTTTAAGGGATAGCAACCCTTGTGAGTTGGGTCCTGATTCTGGTGGTGGGCCTGATGATACACCAGCCAGTTTAGCAATACCACCGCCTGCAAAAAATTTTTCGTAGTATGGTGCTAATTGTTCTCCTGTCATTGTTTGACCCATAACAGGATGATAGTTTTGTTTTACAATATTCATATCTAGTGCACGTTTATCTTTTTCTTCTGGGCTCATTGCTGATAGTATTGCTTGATCCGATGTTGGATCAAATATACCTCCTATAACAGGGAGTTTTCTTAAATTTCTAATAATAGGTTGTGTTGCATAATTAATTGGACCTAAACCTGTTTCCATTAAATTTTGTGGTAAGAAACTTTTTATTGGATTTAAAATAGTTGTCGCAAAATCGCTACCCATACTGCCCATGTCTGGATACACTCTATTTTTTCTATCCTCTACAGTTTTATTATATTCTTTTCTTCCAAGATACTGAACTGAATTTACATAATCGTCAAACAAAGTATCTATATTATCAAGTTTGTTTAATTGATTACTTTTATTTTGTAATTCTTTTTCAAGATTTTTAATTTGTATAGATCTATTATAAATATCAAAATTTCCTTTTAATGTAGATTCTCCTGTTTGTTCATTATAAACTTTCATATCCTCTAATAATTTTTTTTCAGAGTTAATTTTTTTTTCAAGATCTAATATATTTTTTAATTCTTGAAACCCTGTAGTTTTAACTCCTAACTCATCTCCTGCATCTTTAAGATCTCGCATTTGATATTTTTCAGGGTTTCCTAGTAGACCAAGAGTAATATTAGATAAGCCTTGTTGAATAGAAGTATCTAATGGTGCTCCTTTAGAAACTTCATTTGCAATATCTAGTCCTAAAAAAGCTACTTCAAAAGGTCCACCTATTTTCATAAAAGCTCTTGCAAATTTTTTAGCCCCTGGAATTCTTGCAATCTCTGCTGCTATTTGATCAATTGGAATTCCAGAATTTAAAACCATACCAACATCTTTTGCAGTTTGTGGATCTGCTTTTTGCATTACTTTTAAAAGATTACTTAATTTATTTTCATTTATAGGTGTGCTAAAATCTTTTTTAATATCTATATCTTTTGTTGCTGCTTGAAAAGATTCTGTATATTTATTTCCTCTTTCAATATACTCATTTATATCAAACTTACCTTCTTTAAATAAAGTATCTATAGGTTTAACACTAGATGTTGCTGTAATTTCATTTGCACCGTATCTAAAATTAACAATATCCCCTGCAACAATACCAGACTTTTGTCCACCAGTTAAAGCATTCATTACTTTTTTTCTTTCTTCAATTAAATTCTTTAACTCAACTCTTCTAGCTTTTGTTGTATTAGAATTATTATATTCATCAAAATATCTTTTAACTGGTATATCAAATAAGTTTTTCTTAAATTGATTTAAGTCACCGGATACAATACTATTAATTGCAAGTTGTCTATCAGGATTTAAAAAATCAAAACTTCTAGCTAGTGCATGTTCTGCTTCACCCACAGCAGATTTTCTAACAATACCTGTTGGTCCAAAAAATTTATCAGCTGCTTTGTATAATCTTTTAGCTTTTTCAGTTTCTCCTGCAGCAGCTAATTGATCGGCAGCGTTAATTATTTTAGAATAGTTTCCAGCAAATTGTTTACCATATGCTTGTTTTAACCAACCTGCTCTATCTCCTTTGTCTATTCCTGTAACAGCAAGTTCACTATTAGCCCCACTAACATAAACTCCAGTGTTTTTTAATTGAGTTAATTCATTAACTCTTAAGTCAAAATTAGCATTAGGGTGTTCTTTTAAAAATAACGCTTTTATCTCTTCAACTGATTTATTTGTAAATCTATTTAATTTGTTTAATGTTTTTAATTCTTTAATTTTATCTTTACCTCTTAATTGAGCACCAGATGCGGTCCATTTTCCAATTGTCTCATCATAGTTAATACCTCTTGCTTTTAATTCTTTTTTTAATTGTGCTCTGTCCACACCATCAACTTCAAATTCACCAGCTATCCATTGTTTCCAAGATTTATTTATACTTTCGTAATTGTTGGGTGTTCCTTTTTTTGGTGGATTTTTAAATTGTTCTAAAACTTTATTAAACTTTTCTTGACCATCAAACTCACCAACAGATTTTAAATGTTGTATAAATGATTTAACAACCGTGTCGTTTCTAAAATTTTTAATAGCGTTTTTACCGTGATAAGCACCTGGAAAAAATTCATCTACAACTTTATTAATTAATTTATTAGTATACTCTCTGTTCGTTCCTTTTTTAGTGTTTGGATTTAATTCTTTTTGAAGAGCTTTGTACCAATCAGAGTTTTCACTCCATTCAAAAAAAGGTTTATTATTTCTTTGTTTTTTAATTTTATTTAAATTTGCTTTTACTATCTCAATAGCTGCTGGATCATCAAAAACACTTCCTGTTCCAGGTCCTGAAGTTGCAGTAAAATCTTTTACAACTTTTCTATAACTTTCATCTCTATTTATTTTTTTCTTTTCTTTAGCATACCCCTGCCTCGTGCCACCAAAACCTGGTTGCACTAACATACCACCACCGGCCATGTCTTGTCTTGGATTAGCTGTTGCAAATCTATTAATCGCTTCTATCTCTTCAACGTTTTGTGTTTTAGATGGAATAGGTGCTTTGCTTGCAGGAAAGACATCAGGAAGATCGGGCTTTTCTTTTTTTGCCCGAGTCAGATACTTCATCATCTGTGAAAATCTAGCTGGGTTCATTATTCACCTAACATTCTAGCGATACCGCCTGATGCTTTTTTAATTGATGGTGCGTCTTTAACTTCGTCCATAATTTCATCTATTTTGATTCCGTCTTCAATTATAGGATCATTAAATTCATCTTTTATAATTCTAGAATTATACTCTGTGTATTCGTCATACTGACCAGCAACTTTTCCAGACTCATCAGACAACGCTGAACTTGGAGAGTAGTCCATAGTTTGAACTTCAGTGATCATGTCATCGCCTTCTTTACTAATTTTTTTAATCTGCATTTCACCTGTGCCAATATCTTCTGTTAACATTAACTCTGACTTACCATCTTTAGCTGGCATACTATGAATTTTTAATCTTTCTTGTGGACCATCGGATACCCTACCAAATTTTTTAATACTCTCTGCTAACTCAAAAAAATATGCTGGTGGTGTAGTTGTTGATTTTTTTACAACTTCTTCTGCAACTTGTTTAGTTGCTGCACCTTTTCCAAATCCTAATAATCCTGTTTTAAGTGCCGTGATACCCGCACCAGCTACTCCCATTGTTTTTAAAAATGCTCTACGTGCTTTATCAATCGAACCTATCTTAAACCCTGCACGTCCACCACCTGCAAAAGATGTTTTAATAATGAACTTCATGTTTTCAAGATCTTTATCTGTTCTAATTTCAAACTTATCACCTTTAGGGTCTCCCATACCTAATATAAAATTAACCGCATCATCTTTTCCTATAGTGTCTTTGAAAAGAGTATCACCTTCTGGAGTAACAACATCTACTTTAACTTTACCTTTGTCTATAGAGGCACCACCAAAAAATTTGTCTCCTTCAACTAAACCAGTAATTCCATAATCTATATCTCTTTCAGAAATTTTTATGCCAGGGCCAACTTCTTGTTCAACTTGACTACCTCTTGCTCTTGGAAAAAGTTTTATATCTGGTCCATCTTTATAACCAATTCTTCCACCATCTGCTCTTCCGGGTCTTGTTTGATATTCTATTTGAAGTAATTCATTTAGTGTTTCATCTCCTCTTAATTTTCTATTTAAAATAACTTCTGCTCTATCGTAATCAATAACTCTTTTGCTACCAACTTTTTTAGTAAATCTGTCAAACAAATTACCTGCTTTTAATATTTCTGGAGTCTCACCATATAAACCTAATTCTTGAGTTCTTCTTATTTTACGTAACTCATTTGGTGAAATATTTGCCATGTCCTCTATTGTAATGGGTCCTTTTTTTTCAGAAAAAACAGATGTAGGTACATCATCTCTGCTTCTAAACATTTTTTTATTTTTTAATAAATCTAAAAATCTTTTACCAAGTCCTGTTTTAAATCCTGCACGTCCACCTGTTGAAAAGTCTTCTGGATCAGGCATATCTCTTTTTTGATTAGCTAATCCTTCAAGTGCTTCATCGTAAAGATCCATCTGTTGTTTTTGATCTAAATCATAAAATTCTTTACCAAATCTTTTTTCTGCTAAATCATCTGCCACAAGTTGTGCATCATATTTTCTATCTCCTGCAAATCCTGGTGAAGCATTGTCGATTGCCTCTTCAACCATTTTTCTATTTCTTATTCTTTGAACAGCTGCTTTGTTATCTTTTTCCATACGAGCTAATACTTCTGCTTCTCGCTCTTTAAGAGTTTTAGGTTTTTGATCAGTCGTCTTAACTAAATCTGAAAATGGATTATCTGTTTTCATTAATCCTTCTTTTAAAGTCTGTTTATTTATTTGTGTGCCACCCATAATACCTTGACTTGAGTCAAGTTTTTTACCAGACATATCGAAGACTTCACCTTTTTTACTAACCTCTCCAGCACGATCTAACATACTACCAAACTGTTGTTGAAAAGATCGGTCTTCAGCTTGTTTAACATAAGCTAGTATTTGATTTAATTCTTTTTCACTTGTAATTAAATTTGGATCAATACCTAAATTTATTAACCTATTTTCTAAAGCATTTGCAGAAAACTCTACGGCTTTGTTATTAGAGATAGCTCCCTTTTTTTTAAAAAGCTGTTTTGCTATAAAGTTTCTGATAACTGACACTGCCATTAGTAATAATTCCTTTTCTGTTTCTCGACTTTTTCGTCGACATAGTCTTCAGGGTGGTCTATTAGCCCACCTTGTCTAAAGCGCATGATAGCTTGTGTTGTTGAGTCCACCAAGTCATCATGGTCTCCATAAGGAAATGCAGCACACTCTTCAATGACGTCGTCTGCAAATTTCTGCTCCGGAGCCCATATCATACCAGATTCAAACAAAGGTGCAACCGAATTTACTCTAGAATGCTTGTCATTACCTTTCGAGGGTGTAAAGTTCATAACTGGTATATCCATCTTACGAAGTTCGTAAGTCAATGGTAAACCTGATGCTTTCGCCTCAATAATAACTGACTCTGGCATCCAATACTTATACTGCTCTAATGCAAGACGTCGTAGTTCTGGAAACTCGTAACGTCCTTTAATTGCATCGAGCAATATAAGATTAGCTCCACTATCTTCATCAGGATAAAATATTCCCCATGTAGTGATTGCACTATAATCAGCTGTCTCCTTTTTTAAAAATGCGGTGTCATAAGATTGTATGACATGATGTAATGTTGGTATCCAATCGTGATCCCAAGTTCGCCACCACTCACGTTTTAGAATAGCTCCTTCTTCTGCTGTTGGATTCTGCATCCACTGCGCGTTCCATTTGCCCGTGGGCAGTGTTGCTTGGACCTTTTCTAATTCATCTAACTTCCAATACTCTGGCCATACTGGTTTAGCTGACTTTGATCCATGGTCCATGATTGCTGGAAATTCGACCACGTGCCACTGATCAGCTTTCGCTTCTTTTTGGTTCGCGATTAGTTTTCCTGTCAAATCTTTATTACTCCATCTTGTCATAACCAAAACAATTTTACCGCCTGGTTGTAGACGCTGACGTGGACCTGACGTGTACCACTCGTAAGCTGATTCAAGAGCCGTGGGCGATAATGCATCTTGCTCGGAATGTGGATCGTCAATAATTAATAAATCA